AGCACGCGCAATTAACTTCATTCAATTGAACTTTGTGGCCGTAAGAACAGGCGTTGCGTTTGATGAAATCATTGGAAAATTCTAATAAATAGATAACGCAAAGGAGTAATTAAGAAATGGCTTTCAGAGTCCAAGAATTTAGATCACAACTACAATACGACGGCGCGCGTCCCAATCTGTTTCATTGCGCCCTGACCTTCCCTGCCCTTGCGGGCGGGGGAGCCGCCCAGTCTAAGTACACATTTTTCGCTAGAGCGGCATCACTGCCTGGCGATACTGTAAATCAAGTGCCTGTTTATTACTTTGGTCGTGAATTCAAGGTGCCAGGTAACCGTACATTCCCAGAATGGACAGTTACTATTCTTAATGATGAAGACTTTGTTATCCGTGACGCATTTGAAAAGTGGATGTCAGGTCTCAACTCCCACGTTGGCAATCTACGTCATCCATCTTTCGAAAATAGCACTGGCTATTCTCAAGACGGCTACGTGTATCATCACGGTAAGGTTGGCGACATTATCAAAGGCGTAAAGCTAATTGGAATGTTCCCAACTGATATTAGCCCAATTGAGCTAGATCACGGCACTAACGATACGATTGAAGAATACTCAGTAACATTTGCTTATCAATGGTGGGAGTGGGCAACTGGCACTAACGGTGCTACCACTGACCTTTCAGCGACAAATAACGTTCTGAGCCCAATTCTACCACCCGTACAGTAATGGAATAAATAGGAAGGGGTAACTCCCTTCCTATCTTTTGGAGAAAATTTAATGGCAATTACACTCTTTGGGTTCACTATCGGCCGCAAGGAAGATAAGAAAAATCAGGATCCAAACGATCTTAATAAGAAAACTTTCGCGCTTCCTACTAACGAGGACGGCGCTGTTACCATTCAGTCTGGTGCATACTACGGCACTTACGTGGACTTGGATGGCGTTGTTCGTAACGAAATTGAACTTATTACTAGATACCGCGAACTTGCTATGCAAGCTGAAATGGAAATTGCAATTGACGACATTGTAAATGAAGCAATCGTTATGGACGATACTGGTCACTCAGTCGAAATGAACATGGACGACATGACCAAAGTGTCCGATGTAATCAAGAAAAAGATCAATGATGAATTTGAATATGTTCTAAAGCTACTTAACTTCGGCAATACAGGTCATGAAATATTCAGACGCTGGTATATCGATGGACGCTTATTCTATCACGTCATAATTGATGAAGAAAAGAAGAATGAAGGCATTCAGGAAATTCGATATATTGATCCTCGCCGAATTCGTAAAATCAGAGAAATTCAGAAGTCCCGCGATCCTAAGACAGGCATTGAAATCATTCAGAGACAGAATGAATATTACCTATACAATGAAAGAGGAATCGTAGGAGCACACTCAAATCTAGGCGCTAAGATCGCAGTTGATTCCGTCGTCAACGTCAATTCAGGATTGATGGACGGCAAGCGCACTATGGTTCTTTCGTATCTACACAAGGCAATCAAGCCTTTTAATCAGCTTCGCATGATGGAAGACGCGACGGTTATCTACCGTCTATCCCGTGCTCCCGAGCGCAGAATATTTTACGTTGACGTTGGTAACATGCCAACGATTAAGGCCGAACAATACCTTCGTGATATTATGGTCAAGTACCGCAATAAGCTGGTATATGACTCCAGCACAGGTGAAATCAAGGACGACAGAAAACATCTTGCTATGCTTGAGGACTTCTGGCTTCCAAGACGTGAAGGCAGCAAGGGTACTGAAATCTCCACACTACCAGGTGGTCAAAACCTCGGTCAAATGGAAGACGTACAATACTTTAAGCAGAACCTTTATAAGTCTCTAGGCATCCCTATTTCACGCTTAGAACAGCAATCTGGATTCTCCTTGGGACGTACTACCGAAGTCACCCGTGATGAACTTCGCTTTACAAAATTCATTCAAAGACTCCGTAACAAGTTTGCCTCCCTATTTGATGACCTAATGCGCGTGCAATTGGTACTCAAGGGCATTTGCAGCGAAGAGGAATGGAAAGAATTCCGCGAAGAAATCTGGTACGACTTTAAGAAGGACAATAACTTCACCGAGCTAAAGGAAGCCGAGCTTCTGACAAATCGGTTCACCCTTCTGCAAATGGTCGACCCTTTCGTGGGTCGTTATGTGTCAATGCAATGGGCACGTAGGAATATCCTACACTTCACAGATGACGAACTAGAAGAACTTGATAAGGAGATTGCGGAGGAGCTCGAGGCCAACGCTGCAATGGTGCCACAGACAGACGCAATGGGTAATCCTATTCAGCAGCCTATGCCACCTCCAGGTGCACCACAGAATGGCAAAGCTCAGTCTGGTGTTCCTAACCAAGCTATGCAAGCTCCGCAGCCACGTGGACTTACGACTACACCGCAACAGCAACAGCAGCCAATGCAAGGTCCTAACGGTGAAATGTTGAATCCAGATGGAACGCCAATGGAGCCACTACCATCTAAGTTTGATCTGAACTACGTTGGCTTTGGTCGCTATGAGGATGGAAAAACTAATCAAGTTACACATATCGTCCAGAACGACAAACTGGTGCCGTTCAAGCGTGCCGTTAAATCAAGCACATTTCGCGATCAAAACGCAGACGACTTAGGCACATATTCAACACTTAAACTACCTGAAACACAAGCACTGCATGACGCTTTGACTAAGGCACATTCGCCAGACAGATACGATGACAGGGAACTGGACGCTCTATACACGTTTACAAACGCTGGATACGTTGACATTAACGACAGACTGGCAACATTGCCACTGGACGTACCTGCTAATAAGATGGAACCTATTACTACAGACGATAGAGTGGCTGACGTTATTCAATCGCTAGATTCCGCTATAAAGAAATCAAGAGCACCAAAAGACTTCATGGTATACGCCAGCCTCGGATCAGACGTTGATATTAACAATTTAAAACCAGGTACGTCTTTTCGATTTAAGGGATACAGAAGCACATCGATCAACGTCTCCTCGGTCACAAGCGCACTTGCTAGTCAAGATGGGCAAAGACCAAAGGGAAGACAGAAGGTCGTAATTCTACAAATTCAGGTAAAGAAGAATGCCAGAGGCATTTATGCTTCCGATTATTCCTCTAATCCAGAAGAGGCCGAGTTTATTCTGCCTCGAGGAGCAAAGATCGATATTGTCGCTGGTCCGCACAAACTGGTGGGCAGTGATGCAACCACAGGCAATATGAACTTAGAAATCGTTTATTTGGATTGTGTAACAAAAGGATAAATACCAATGTCAATTAAAGAAGGAATTAAGGCAGCTTCTCAAGGAAAGCTAGATGATATGCGCGAAGCATTCAAAGCTGAACTTGACAAGAAAGCTGCACAAAAGATCGAAGAAAAGAAGGTTGAATTAGCCAAGAATTACTTCGGAAAGTAATAATGAAAACACTCAAGCAAATCAAAGAACAAGCTAAGCCTGTTATCAAGGAGGATTTCGCGCCTCTTATTGATGCTGGTTTGCTTGAGGAAAACAAGATACCACTTTTGAAGCGTGCTCTTAAGCAGAATCCTAACAGCATGACCGTGGCTGAACGTAAGTCCCTGGTCGATACTTTAGACAATATTCTAGAGGCATTCAACGTTAAGAATCCAGATCATCTGGCATCGTATCCTACGAAGTCTGATCCTCGAGCACCACGCAATATTCCGATGATTATAATTCTGAAAAGAAAGGCAATTCGCATCTTTCCAGACAATCAAACTGTTGCGCTCTACTACTCCCAGGCGCTGGACAAATACGTTTCAGTTCCTTTTGCTGGACCAGATAACAAGGCACTAGGAATGTATGTCAACGAAGAAACAGAAGAACAAGAGGAAGAAATCATTATGGCAGAGGCAAAGGACCCAGGGGACATTTTCAGAAAGCACTTGAACGAAGCTAGGCAAGAGCAACTGGACGAGGTGCTCCCTTTAATTGCTGGAGCAGCAATGGGATTAGCCAGAGCTGGTGCAGTTGAATTGGCTAAGCGTGGTATATCAAAGATAGCTGGTGCATTCGGTAAGAAAGCAGCAAAGAAACCTCTTGGAAAAACAGGCGTAGGCAAAAAGCCCGGAAGACTAGCTAGACGCGGTCTCGGTGGAGGAGAAGCTGGTGCCGATGGAGAGGCCTCAGACAATAACGATTCAAAGTACCGCGAAACAGAACCAGGTGAATTCACAAAAGCTGGTCGTGCCAAGCATACCGTTTCCGCTGCTGGACGTGTTTCAAGCGACTTAACTGGCGCTCATATTGACAGGCAAAGAAACAAAGTGGCCTGGCAGATGGAAGAGAACTTTAAGACGATCAAAAAGCTGGCGGAGTCTACTGGTGACCCTACAGTAATCAATTTTGGTAAGGAAACTATTACTATAAATAATAGAATAGCAAGCAAGGTCATGAAGGTTTACGAACAACTTAACAAAGAAAATAAGCAAAAGCTGAAATCAATGTTGGGTGAAAGCACTGAAACCTTTCGCAAGGCAATCAACTTCGTTGTAAGGCAAGGATAAATGGCAAACGTACTAAGAGAACATAAACTGGTAGATACCCAAAAAAGGGCATTGGTCAAGTACGTCTTTGTTGGTGACGGAACAGCAGTGGCAAACTCAACATTGATTGACGTTTCTGCGCTGGCCTATGCACTAAACGCTAACGGACAAATTCTAGGCGCGGGTACTGATCCTAAGTCTAATCACAGAACCAAGATCAAAAGAATATTTGGAACAGCCAAAGTTGGCGGCCTTGTTAAGCTGCAATGGAAGGGTGATTCCAACGGAGAAATTGTAACCCTCAATTCTGGTGATTTCGATTATAACTTTGATGCTATGGGCGACGGTGCAGTTATCGGAAACCCAGAAGCTAATACAAATGGTGATATTCTTTACTCAATCGAAACACAGGGTTCAAACTGCAATTTCACCCTATTCGTTGATCTAAGAAAAGATAATAACGATTTCGACGCTGGTCAAAGTGCCGATTCAGGCGCATTCAATCCATCACGTATCCCAGGATAATCCAATGAGCATAGTTAATCTAATCAAAAACAAAAATCTAACTGATGCTACCGTTGAAATTCACGAAGCGCTAGCGGAAATTCGTAAAAGCAAACTAATGGAATTTAAGTGGGAGCTCGGCAAGACTTTCGCCG